TCCACATCAATCTCTGCTTTTCGCTCTGACTTCTCTGTTTCATCTGCTTTTTTTCTTTCGCCTGTCTCTTTTCCACTGTTAGACACCAGCTGCTCTATAAGTGTCTGCTGCTTTTCTTCTTCATTATCCGGGAATCCCATTGCATCAGAACATTTTACTTTTCCCTTGAACGAAATCAAAGCTTTATCCTCGTTGATCACCCTGATCTGGAGTTCATTCATCCCAACCTCAAAGAATTCTCTTCCTGGCGTGAATGAAATCACGTCACCTTTCACATCACATAACTGCGAGTTCGGTTTCTTCATTTTCCTGTTGTACGAATATGCTACGGCTGCTGCTGTTGCAGGAATGTCAAAATCCCTTACCGTGAATTCTATTCCTACCATGTCCGTCCCTTTTGTGACTTCTATCGGTATTTTAATAGTATTTCTGAGCACATACACATCTCTTTTGATTGTATTCACTTCGTTTTTTCCTCCTTATCTCGGAATCCATTTAACTATATATACTCCTTCCGGTTCTACTGCTCCACCGCCTCCTGGCAGTCTTAACACATAGTTCCAAGGATAGTTATAGTAGTTCCTTACATAGATCTCTTTTCCAGTCTGATCACCCGTTGCTCCTCCGGTAGCTCCACCATGCTCATTCTGACTTGCATTAACAACTTGTCCATTCCCAATGGACATAGCTGTATGATGGATCGTATTCAGCAGCACATCTCCGCGTTGTATGCCTTCACCGGTTGTCAGATTAACACTGCTCGTCACATCCTCAAATCCGGCCGCAAGAAAGACATTATACATCGTCCCTGTAGCAGGTGTGTATCCTGGTCTTGTATTCAAGCCTGCTTGATAATACGCCCAGCATACGAGGGATGAACAATCATAGTCCGGTCCATCTCTATGCGTCTGATCATATCCATGACTATTATCATTCGCTATGTTAATCGCCCACTTGACAGCTGACTCAACAGCTTTCGAATTGGTATCATACTTGCTTAATAGATTATAATAATATCTTGCCTGTGACCTTCTGGTCGATTCTACCTCTACACCTGCACGTTCGAAGTTCTTCAGAAATGCACTTGCCAACCATTCCGGTGTTTGGCTCGACTTTTTAAAAGCACTCCAGGATAGATTATATGCGGATGTTGCAATCCATTGCCCGGATGATCCGGATAATGCATCTATCCAGTATAGCTGTCCATTCGGATCTGTGATTCCATATCCATTCGCACTCGCCCAGTTCGTGTAATTCGTAGCCGGTGTCCATTGCACCAGTCCAAAACCTCCGGAATAGTTTCCTTCTTTCAGACTTTGCCATACTCCCGGATTCAGCCATGACTCAGATTGCATATTCCCACATATTCCAGCTATTGCATTCAGAGTCCATCCTTTTGCGGAGAAATATTTATACACTTCCGCTGCATTCGCATCCATCTGACTCTGGCTTAACACGAAATTTCCTATCGTCCATCCCATCAGAAGTCACCTTCCTTTGTGTGGCCACCGGTTATTCCTCCGGCCGTCACATCTACGTACGTGCCATCAGAGAATTCGAGTCTTCCGGTTTTACCAGTTCCTTTGTTTGCAAACTGTATTTTAGGCGTATCTATATAAGTGCAGTCTTTTGTAAGTCTTAATATCGTCTTTGCATTTGTTCCGTCTGTTGCCGTCCCGCCTACCGTAAATGAAAGCATTGGACCTACTCCATTCGGATAATTTGCATAATCTATATGGATATTATTGCTTACCGTTTTATCGGAGAACATAAGCACACCTTCTTCCAGCGTCACTCTTTTGTCCATCGTCTTACCATCAGATATGTATTTTCCCCAAGCGTATACGCCGTCTTTGTCCAGTCTTACGATTTCATTCCCTTTCGCATCCAGCACCTTTGCTATTCCATTTGTATTGTTATCACCGCCAAGCGTCAGTGTACCGCCCTTAATACGATCAGCCAACATCGTTCCGGCCACTATGAAATCTGCAATAAATCCTCTGCCGGTCCCAAATGTACTCCAGTCCCAATCTCTTCCGTCTGCAGTTCTCTTTGACGCAATCTCGAACCCTAATGTACCTAAGCACATTGCTCCATACGTTGCTGATTCAGGATCCAAATCTTCAAACAGTATGGCTCTTACATACTGCTTTTTCGCTACGGTTGACTGCGCTTTCATCTGTGCTTTTACTCCATTTATGATACCCAGCACCTGTTGTCCTATTAATGTTCCATCTTCCCTTATAGCCTGCTCTACACGGTTCATTACGGAAGATACATTATCCAGGAAGTTATACTGGAACTCTCCGAGTGTTACAGATACGATTTTATCTCTCACAGCATCCCATTCCAGCTCGATCGCACGAGCATCTGATGTGATATCCAGTTTGGAATGGTTACAATGTACTGTATCTCCAAGAGATACTTTCTCCAGGTCCTTCACATCCGCATACAGCTCTGTATTCTGTAGCAGTTCCATGTTCACTGCTATAGTCACTTTCGGCTTATCTACACCAGATTCATACTGTTCTTCACATTTTCTACGCAGTGCATCTTCCATCTGTTCCTGTGTATCACACACAGTCACACCATTAGCCTCATCATCTTCACTCGCATCCACACGCATTTTCACATCTTCGAAAGTGATAGTTCCATAGTGCACTGTTGGATATTTTTCAATCAGTGGTGAATCTATCCATGGTTCATCACCCTGCATCATGTATCCGTTATAAGCTTTTGGTACAATCCTGGTTACTACTTCGGACATATCAATAGTTTCAGAGAATCCGTCTTGAACTATGTTCTTTCCATACAAAACCTGGACTCCATAATCACCGCCAACCCTTTCGTTAATAGTTACGGTGTAATCGTTATATAAGATCTCCCCGCCCCAGCGATTTATAAATGAATTATCATCATTTCCGTTAATCGCTTCGATCAGGTTCTTCGTCTGGTAATAAGCTGTTGATACTTTCTTAATATCCGATTTCGCATGATACCTTGCATTCGGTGCGGTCATGATATCTAATGCCTGTTGACCTGTCTTCTCGGTTGGTCTGACATCGACCAAGAAGCATTCCTCTTTCGCATCCAAAAAAATAGGAGTAAGTTTTGCACTTACTCCTGAATCATTCTTTTCTTTGCTGTGGATCCGGAAGAGCTGATCACCGTTAAATGACGGCATTTTCACCACCGCATTATCAACGATGTACTTCCATCGACCTTCTGAATCAATCGGATGCTCCATGGTCGCTGTCCATTCTCCATTAAGGATCACATGGATGGTTGCTTCTTCCGGATGCAACGTCATATCTCCATTATGTTCGTAGTCTGTGTTATCCGGACTATATACCTGTATCATAAGCACCTCCAGTTTGGAACTATCTTCAAGTCGAATCCCTCTGTTATAGTTATCTCGTTTTCTCCCTCCTGCAGGTACAGATCATCATATTTTCCGGATACCGCCGTGTTGCTCAGCGTCTTATCCTTTCGATAGGCAAGCTCCCGATTGGTGTCTATCGTGATATTCTGTCCTACATCCGCTGTCATCGTTTTTCCGTTTACCGTCAGCACACATTTCCCCTCTCCATAAATCATATAGATTGGATGTGCCACTTCATACGGGTTATATCTTACGTCTTCAGCTGCATGTTCATTTTGTCCTTCCAAGAGATATCTAAGTCCATCTATCGTTGTAAATTTTGCTTTGAAGTTACAAATCCTTGCAGTTGTATGTTCTGCATCTTCAAGCTCTACTTTGGACACCTTATAGAAATGCTCCGGATCTGTACTTAGTTGCAGTCTTTTGTAACGAGCTGACAGCCATTTTTTCACAACTCCCCACCGTTTATCCCATTCTTCTTCATCGCAAATAAAGTTGAAATCAATAGTAAGTTTTATCGGCTCATAATCTCCATACGATGTAAAGATAGTTCCATCTCTCCCGGGAATAGTCACTTCCTTTTCTCTTCTTTTGGCTGTTGGGATATTTGGAAGTTCCTTTGCATACACTCCCATAGCCGAACCAAGCATATTGTTATATTCTACATCCAAGATCATGCTCCAACGGCTCCTTTCTTCCATTTAACACTCTGGGACATTTTTTTGATGATTGCATCTACTAATACATCTGCAAGCTTTTTATCTCCTAATTGGAT